ACCACATGATATTTTATGATTAGATATCGTCTTCCCGTCGTACGTTATAGATAGTGTCCATATCTGTGTTGATGTAAGGTATCTAACTTCACACTCGATGTCATTGTCCCCGAACTCGATCCTAAAAGATTGATGTGGGTTGTCGCTTATTTTTATCGATCTCATTTAGTTCACCAACGTGTATAGCAGACTTTCTGTTTCACTGTCTGCAACACTTCCTTTCTCTTCACCCGATACCGTTCCTACCTCTTTCTTTTTTTGCGTCTGTGTAGAAACAGCTTCGGACGGGTTTTCCTTTAGCTCTTCGTTCTGGCCCATTAGTGTTTTTGCAAATCTTACCTCTTGAAGAATGATTTTGTACCCAACATAGTTCCCCCCGGACTCAACTGCTCTAAAATACGAAATTGCCATATTTTTATAAACCTTGTCTACCATCTCAACATCTACCAGACTCTTTGACTCATAGAGTCTTTCAAAGTGTTGGTAGAATCTAAGCTTCTCTTCTTTTGTCGTGAGTGGCTGGAACAAATCAAATATTGACGTAATGTCAGACACGCTGTCTATGCCGTCGATGACGTTATCTATCGTGTCTATCGTATTTGAAAGCTCTGTAAGTTGTACAGATGTTCTCTCCGGCAGAAATGATGTTATTATGCCTGGAGCAGTTGTATAGTCTGCATTGTGTGACCGCTTTTGCTTCGCTACTATCTCGACGTTTCCTATTTCTCCCTCGATAGTGATTATCGTCGGCTGATTGATGATGTGGTCTGCTATTGTGCTGCCATCCTCAACAACCGTACTTGTGACGGTTGATGTTCTTACAACTTCTTCTTTGATTCGAACACCTGCCACGTATCCGGCAATACCAACAGCACCGAGTGTGCCGCTTCCGAAAATATTAGACAAACTCGAATTTATGAAGTCTTTTACAATTCCCATCACTTCACCTTTTGTCCGGTAACTTTACTAAATACATCTCCAACGTCGTTCCCTACCGTGTGTGGATCATTTGTCTTAATGTCTATTGTTACATTATTTACGGTAGTACCTCCGCTTACCTGCACTGGCTGTTTTATCGCAGTTGTCGTGTGTGTGTCTGTCACAGATGTTGGCGACATTATAGGTGCGTCTCCTCCGAATATGTCTCCAATATCAGGGATCATGCTATCCCATAGTTTCCCGATTGATCCTATCGTATCTGATATGTATTTCTTTATCATATCAAACCACTTCATTACAGAGTCATACAGGTCTTGTGCAGCACTGTCAAACGCTTTTGCCATGTTTTCAAAGCTGAACAGTTCGGACAGTTCTTTTTTTGTCTCTTTTATCCAAGGAATGAGATTTTTTAAATCCTTCCCGAACAAGTCTATACCGACATCTCTTAGTACGCTTTTTCCCCCATGTATTCCAACCCATAGATCATCAATTGCAACAGTAAGACCAACAACGGCACCTGCAATCCACACAATCGGGTTACGTGCAAGTGCCTTTATTGTTTTTCTGTTGAAGTAAATCACCGCAGCCGTAAGCCCATACATCGCATTATCCCAACCGACTGTGCTGCTTACAGCAATATCTATCATGTGCGACATTCTACGTGTGAACTCAATAGCAGGAATGATAGCGTTTGCCATACTCGTTACCGCTAGGACAAATGCCAATGCAATATCATTTGTAAGTCCAGATATTGCAAATTTAGCTGTGGTGATAGCGTCGAACATGTCAGATGTTCTGTCTGCATTCTCTGATGAGACAATGCCCATCTTTTTAGCGGATAGTGCAAGTTTATCCATCTGCTTTTTTTCAAGTCCTAGCATTTGGATAAGTCTCTTATTTAGCCTAAGTTTCTTGATATATCCGGCTTGTTCCTGCTTGGACAGCCCTTTTTTTGCGAACGCTTCATTTAGGTCGTATATCATCCGTGTGGCATCTTTAATGTTGCCTTTTTCGTCGCGGATAGATATGCCTAGGTCCTTGAAAATGTCACCATATGCTTTATCACCGTTAGCAGCACGTCCTATAGCCTCACTAAGTGCTGAAACAGACTGCTTCACATCTTCAAGGCTTGACCCGTTTACTGAAGCGATATACCCAAGCTCCTGCAATCGCTCTATGCTTGTTCCTGTTTCTCTTGATAATTGGTTTAATGCGTCAACACCGTCTAGTGTTGATGTGGTGAAGTAATATATACCACCTGCCGCCGCTGCTATACCTGCTGCGGCTTTTGCGGCAAGACCGATAGAGTCTTTAAGTGATTTATTGTAGTTTTGTATCGGTGCGACAGAGCCTTCGTACTTGAACAGCGTTACCACTTCATTGACTACTGCCATTGCATTCCTTTTTGTTTTGATTTTACATCATTAAAGGAAAGTCATAGTCCGTTTTTGGCTTATTCTATTTGGATTTGTTCAATGTCTGCCATAATATTCTCGTACTCTACTATATCCATAAGGTCTGGAGAGTCAAGAGACCTAAGATATTCTATCGTCCCGTACCCTCTTCTGCTTAGTGTAATATATGTGAAGTTTATATCACTTATGTTTGTGAACTCAATAAGGTTTTCGATTCTCTGCCCTACGCGCCTTTTTAAGCGGTAGGGCGCACGGGCAAAAGCTCTACAGCCACCGTCATCATGGTAATGTAGAATGTGTAGTATTCAGATACCGGAAAGTATTCCCAGTGATCTTTTTCTTTTGAAAGAAGCCCACCGTCAAAAAGTGTCATTTCATCGATTATCTTCTTGATGTCTTTGAACTCATGAGATGTAACGAAGCTCATATCACCTGATTGCAACTGTGGCGCAATCTTTGAAAGGAACGCAGAGATATTTAGTCTCTTATTGTGCGTTGTTGGTGTGATATGATAATCTCTGCCTCCTACAGTTAGGCACTTGTCTTTAAGTATCTCGTTTATCTTCTCTTTCGCATCAACCATTAAACATTCCTTTCACAAACTGCCTGAATTGTGTACTCCATGACCGGCTGCCCATCTTGGTTGTTCTTTGTAGATGATGGCTGTGTTGTGATGCTTCCATTCTCGATAGACCAGCTCTCACTTCCAACATTCCCATCCTTGATGAACGTCTCTTTGAGTGAACCATTGAATAGAACAATATCACCATTCATTTGGTCATTTAGCCACACGTCAGAGCGTGAATATTGAATAACCCTGATTGTAATATCGTACACGTTTCTGTCGACACGTTCCTTTACGATCACATTCCCTGCGTTTCCGTGCGTTCTTGATGTTCTTGCATTAACCGGAGACATTGTGATAGTGTCACCCTCTGCAAAATCATTGATTATCATCCCGTTCAAAACGAGCGTTGAGCTGTCTGCCCCTAATACGATTGCTGCCATCTATATTTCTCCTTAGTAGTTGAAGTTGATGATAACATCAACGCTATGAATTGCACCGGCATTCTTTACAGCCACTTGAATTACAGGTGATTTGCGAGCCTGTCTATCTGACTGTGGCTGATCTGATAGCTCACCGGCAAGAACGTAATAACCGAACTTCTCAATATTCTTCTTGAATGTTTCAATATCTCCGAAACTGTCAGGGCTTGTCCATGTCCCTGGTGCAAACACACCTGCTCGTACAAACCCGCGTGTCGACTTCTCTACGGTATCAACGATCTGGTTTACCCCGTGTTTTGTCTGTGGAACTTTTGTCGCTGTCCCCTTTAGTAGATTGTATGTATCTGTTTGCACTGCGTTTACGTATGCGATCAGATTGTAAACATTGTCTACATAGTCATTAGCACCGCTTGTTAAAACAGCAGGAACATCTTTTATGGTCGTATATACATCAATGCCAACGATCTTAGCTTTACTTAGTTCTGTGTCGCTGTAGTCCTCTGCAAGTACACCGTTAAGCGTTTTAAGATGCATTGTGAGTGCAGAGTTTTCAGCGTTGAAGTTGGCTGTATGTGCTCTACTCGCATAAGCTGCCCACTTCTTGCGATCATTTGACTTGGAATGAACAAGTCTGTAGTTTGAAAGGCTGTTAAGAACCAAATTCCATGCAACGCTTGAAGGGTCTTTCTTTAGCACTGTGTCACCAGAGACAACATCGTATCCAATCTTCCCGGATGCATTGGCCCATTCTGCAATACTGATACGCTCAATATCGGTAGGCGCATCGATGAAACCAAACCCTTTGAAATTGACCTCTGCCGATACAGCCAATAGCGCGTCCTCTTTTGTTTCTGCCGGTAATACTGTGGCATCTGTGCCCTGTGTGATAACTGCTCCACTTCCGTCAGAAATAGCAATAATGTCACCGATGTATGTTCCCGTTCCGCTGTCACTCGCGAACGTGATAGTGCTTAGTGCGCCGGTGGTGTCAGAAACGACATTAAATCTTCCGTCAACGACAAAAACAGACGCTCCATCAAGTGCTGTGTTGATAATACCAGCCACACCGTTAAGATCTGTCTCTCCTCTGAAGTCAAGACCACTTACGGATACCGCCGTCCCATCAATAGTGATATCAATGCTACCGTCTGAAATTCTTTCAAGAACTCCGATTGTCTCTGCTTCGCTAATCTGATTTCCTATTAGCTTAGCAGATGTCGCCGGCACATCCTCATCAATCGCTCTCCAATATGCTGCTACGAATGCGCCTCCCATTTGCACCGCGTTTGGAGTTTGTGCGAAAAACACCTTTGCATACTCATAGATTTTTGAGTTTGTACCAAAGTCATCGCCGACAGATTTCATACTTCCATATATGGATGCACGATTTGACGTGCTTAAAATACTCCCCATCTCTGATGTGAATACTGCAACAACGTTCATGTTGTCACGCGCAACCATTTTCCCTTCAGGTAGAAGTGCAACGTTTACTACTTCGCCAAGTCCTGCCATGTGTATCCTTTAATTTTCAATTATCGATATTTGAGCATCATCTATTCTCAATAAATCAATTTCGTTTCTTATTGTATCTGTGATATTGAGTTCAATTTGCCATCTTTCAAAAGTTGATTGCCCGGAAACGTTCTTTAGGTTGCGAGGGTGCGTCGAGTGCCACACTGATAGTTCGTGTTGCTTCATCAAGTCGTAAGCCAATTGTGAAGATTGCATATTGACAAACGTCATCGTGTTTTTGTATGCGTTATCGCCGTAAAAATCAAGTGTGAATATAGATGAAGTTATCGAGTCAATATTCTGAGTTTCGTTTTCACCGTCAAACGCTGTCTGTTTCGATATTATCTCCCCTGTAAGAGTATCAACAATTATGACATCGTCGTTAAAGTCGATCATCGTATAGTCTGTACGAGACTGTATCACTTTTGCTGGGTCGAACGATAGAATGTCAGTTACATAGCCACATACTTTATCTATCGTCATTTGATTTCCTCAAATATGGTTTTAAAAAATCCATTGTCGCTGTAATCAGATACAGAAACCGCCTTATGGTCTTTCCCCTTGTATTCAAGAATATCACCGTGTGCCACAACATCTACTGTGTGAGCCTTCCAATACTGAACACCGAACTTTACGTCTACACCTTGCAGATCTTCAGGTTTCGCAGGTACGATAGTTGCGCTTATTGTTACCGGCACTTCATTGTTTGCAGGCTTGTGATTGACAATAGTCTGCACGACTCTTCGTACCGTTACAAGTTTTGCAAACTCAAGCACAACGTCAGTCATATTGTTAATCATGTCTGACCTCCCACGTGATAGACTGCATAAGCCTACCGGTATCGATAAGCGGTTTTGAGCTTCCTTTTTTTGCTACAGTAATATTACTGTTCCCTTCCCATTTGCCGAATCCACTTGTTGAGAATGCTTTTATCACAATATTCCTAGCTTCTGCACCAATGATGTCGTATGCAGATTTTACAGAGATTTTACCGTTCGCCAGTGCCATGAATGACTTGTCTATCACTTTGTTTAGCCTGATCTTTTCGTGCGCGAACGGAACTCTCAGAAAGCTTCTTTGTGGAATGTTCTTGTGTGGTGCTCCGAACTCATGCACCGATGCGATTGTTGTTATTTCTGTTCCGTTTTTGTATGTTCCTGCACCACTAAGCACACCTACGGCAACACTCATTTTTGACAGCTCTTTTAGATTTTTTTCCATCTCTTTCATTGCTGGGTCAATGTTTATTCTTGCCGTGATCATATAAACACAGCTCCAACACCGCGATTGTTGATGATCTGTTCATAC